AGGCCGGTTCAGAAACCTGTTACGTTCGGATTACTTCCGACCTTTACGACCACGACGTGCCATGACGATCTCCTGGTTGCGGGGCCACTTGAGAAGGGCAAGCAGCCATACCCATCGAACTCTTTATGCCGGGATTACCGGCGGGTCTTGCGACCGCGTTTCATTGCTTTGTACATTGCAATTACCTTCGTGTGTAGTCACGGGTCATGCGGGAGGAACTACCCGCACTGCCCATCCTATTCGTCTGTGTACGGTACGTCAAGGATGGAGTTGCTTGTCTTGAGTCTAGACTTTTAGCAGTAACGCGGGGCTGATCCCCGGTCTTTGTGTAGCCTTGCGTAACCATTACTTCTCCTTTGGAGGTTGCATAGCCGCTTGCTGGGCTTGTGCTGCTTCCATCTTTTTGAGACGGTCTTTCAATTGCTGTTTCATGGGTGGTTCAAGCAAGTCTAGCAAGGATTCCTTGTCAATGACTTGTGCTTTGAACAGATTGAACGCCAATTGACGCAAATCTTCCATGAAGATGGGTGAATTGCTGTGTGCATCCACTTTTACAGCGTAATTTTTAGGCAATTGCTCGGCAATGAACCGATTGCCCTTGGTATCCGTGTAATGAGTGTTTGGATACGCCTGCATGAGCTTGAGATACAGAGTCGCCATCTTTTCTAGCGAATCTTCAATGACAAGCGCCCGTTTTTTGGCACGAGATGACCCTAAACGGGCAAGTTGACTGGCATGACCGGACGATCTGACCCCAGACTCGCCTCGTCCTTGCAAGACTGAGACGATCCCAGAGGCTTCTTCGAACATCAGGTCAATTTCACCGATCTCACGGAAGAGATCTGGCGGCATTTGCGGGGCCAGCTTTTCTACCTTGGCGCTCGGCATATCTGTTGCCAAGATCCCGCCTGCTCGGTTGAGAGCAAAGTTTTTCTCATCTAAGATTCCAGTGAATCCAATGAGTGCTGTTGGTGGGCTGACTTGCTTGGACAGGATGTCCAGAATCTCCACCATGCGCTTGTTACGCATTTGCTGGAGGTAGATCAGCCGGGAAACTTCTGACTGACCCCAGTAGTAATCGTAGAGTGGCAGTGGGCAGATCTGGATGAATGGCAGCTCGCCTTTCAGGAAGACGGTGGCGCCAGGACGATCATAGATGATGACATCAGGATCTGCGCGGGTGACCACTTGGTAGTCGCCAGTCTCATCGTTCCAGACCCAGAGTTCCGTCATCTCGACGGTTTCTTCGGAGACTTGTGCTTTGTAGCGGTTGCCGCCAGAGAGATCGAGGTTGACGTTCCCGTAGAGAGTTGGGTCCGTCTGGCTCATGATGATGCGCTGCACACCGTTTGCGACTTCGGTGCGCTCGTGCTGCATATAAGAGACGCGCTCTACGATCTTTTCCCGTTGTGGGTGGCTGTAAAGACGGTTGAAGAGTTCAGACTTAGTGATGTAGTAAGTCTGAATTATTGCTTCTTGTCTATCGGTGTACGGGGTGTCTTCTCGCAGTACACCGATACTGGCCGGTTCCACGAGATACGGATGAATACCGTTTCGATAAACCAGTTTAATAAAGGTGCTGTTATAGCAGAGCGCCCATGAAACCGCTGTCGAGAATACTTGGTCAGCATTGCTGTTTAGCCATTCATCGTTGAGAGCGCGGGTGAGGACCGGAAGTTTGGCCTGCTCTTCATCTGGGACTGCCGCACCCAAGTCTATGGAGAATCGGGTGGTCTCGGCAGAGTAGAGGAAGGATGACAACTGATCTATGTGGGGAAAGATCTTGTTGTACATGGCCGGTGCTTCGTCCGGTCCGTTCCCAAAGAGATACCACGAGCGAAGACCTCCGTAGTCGGTGCGCCGCTCTGGCATGGAGACAGCGCACTTGTGAATGAGGTCTAGGTAGAAGTTTTCTCGTTCTACCGGCTCGCTCGGAATTCTCATGGTGTTATTGCCAAGTTCTCATGGTCAGACATATAACTTGCCGCCTTTGGTCCCGTGAGGTTACCAGTATCTTTCGGGTTTACGCCAACAGATTCTCCACGAACCGACTGGGCGACCTGTCCTGCAAGTGCTGCCTTCATATTGATGTTCTGGAAGTTGCCACCCCAAATTGCCGCATCGCCTGGGCGAGCCTCCCTTTCTTTTGGCTCTTCAGGAACCTGATGGTGATGGTAACCGGCTTGTGTGTCACCTTCACGGGTCGACTTGATGTCTGACATCTTGAAGTCTTGGGCGAGACCTTTAAGGTGTCGGTCAGCCTGTTTTGTCTTATCTGATTTAAGAGCAACTGGTTTTAGGAAAACCATGTTGAGTTCTGCTGTGCAAAATTTGATAGGGCACTCAGGCTCATAAGATTCGAAGAGGCCGTGAGACGCGCAAAGATAGTCGTGAAGTACGCTCATGATTCGTCCAAAGTAGGATAAGAGTAATCGTGACGATTACGGGGGCCGATAGATAGTTTGAATCCGTCAGGGGAGTTCACGATCCCCATGTGCGGGAAGATAGCAGGTTCTGGAATCTTGCGATAGTCAACGTATTGGGTCTGGTCTTTGCGTCTCATGACCTTGACCCGACCTTCCCGCCACGCTTGGTAGGCGGATGAGACACGGCGTTGGGTGGTCTCACTCATGGGTGCGTTCTCGTAGATGAACACGTCAGCCAAGAATTCTCTTGAGATACCGCAAAGGTCAGCAAACTTCTGAAGAGAGATACCGCGCTCCTTATCTTTGAGGAGTCTACCAACCAAGATCTTGAGTTCTTGTTTAGGAATTACGGTATTCAAACTTGTAGCCCTTGTCTTGCAAGAACATCAGGAAGTCGAGTTCACCAAATACGTTATCACATTCTTCTGCCGTGCTTCTGATGGCAATTGATTTATGCCCGATCAATTTTCTACTTGGTGCGTGATGACCGACAAGGCGCTCTAGGTCGATGCCATCGTGCAGGCCTGGACCCATGTACTCAATTGAGAAGTGCATGGCAATTTTCAACGGCGCAAACCGCACACCGACAGACTCCAGTTGAGGACGCAAGAGTCCTGAGAGTTGGACATCTTCGTTGATGAACGGTTGCTGGCCGTACAACTTGTGAACAATGCCGTGTTTAGACGGGGCCTCCAAGAACTTGCGTGATCGCAGGGAGAACCCTCCGTTCTGCACAACGATGGGGTCTTTCACATGAACCCACGAGAAGTGGAACATGGCTTGGTCTCCAAGAATGCCCATGTGAGTAGGTGCGCCCACATAGTCGTACTCGTAGTACTCACCCGTGAAGTTCTCACCGTTGAGGCACCAGCCATCGTCTTGCACGACTAGACAGTACTCAGTGTCAATGTACTGGTGCAAGCAGTACATACAGAACACCGAGTATTGGAAGTAGTCCAGAGGTGCTGTTTGTTTCCAAGCAATGTGGTCTGGCAAGGAAGGAGGTCTTTCAAGAGAGATCAAAAGTCCTCTGCTTCCCGGCAGCTGGGACAGGCTCTCTACTAGGCTTGGTATAACGGCTGAACCGTTAGTGTGGCCGTGAATAGATACGATTGTGAGATCAGTGTGTAGAGCCACCGTACATCCCGATACGTTTTAGATAATTGGATACGTTACGTCCAGCAGCGATCTGCTCTGGAGTTTGGTTCTCTTGAGCATGAGAAATTTCTTTCGTAAGTCTCATGGCAATCAATCTGGGTTGAACCTGCTCGGCATAGGCAACAGCAGCGAGCGCACTGGCAATGACTCTATCATCTTTGCCGCGCCCAGGAGCACCGATAAACCCGCCCTCACGAACAATTCCCTTCATCTCGTCTAGCAAGTCCATAGACTTCACTTCCATCAACCCACGTTCAAAGTAATCTTTCATGTAGGTCAACATCCGCTCTTTGGTCTGACTCGTAGTCAAGAAGCCAATAGAGTTGGATAGCCCGGACATCGTATCGTTACGACGCCAGATGTAGTTCTGCATGGAACCCAGCACATCCATGATGCCGTGACCGGCAGTACCTTGTGCGGCAGCAAGACGTTTGAGGTTACGCATCTCGTTGATCACTGCCTGACCGGGACCGTTGACTTCCAAGTTCAGAGTTGAGTTCTTGTACGCACCGGCAAGGTGAGCAATCACCCACGCAAACTGGTAGGTATTCATCTCACTAGTCGCAAACTCTGCAACCTGCTCCATTCCATTCGCATACACCCGGAACACTTGGATAGAGAATCGGTCTGCCCAGTCAGATGATCCATAAGCAGGATCAGCACCAATGACGTAATAAGCCGTGTCAATAGGTTGTTCCCAGACCTTAAGAGTTCCCAACTTCTCCGTGGACTTCAAGACATCTGTGTCTTGGAACATTGCCCCGAATGCGTAGCGGAAACATTCCGGATGTAGTTGCCGAGATTTCTTGGCAGCGTCAGTACACCGGGAGTTTGAGAAGAAGCTCGTACCAGTCATCACGAATGCGTAGTCTTCCGTAGGAGGAAACTCCTGGTACATCAGCGCATCGTCCTTGATCCCCTCGTGCAGCTTCCACCTCCACCACGCCATCTGCCTGCTGTTGATCTCCACCCCGTATAACTTCTTGATGTCCTTCACCCACTCTTTCTCTTCCCCAGTTAATTTACCGTCCCAATAAACCTTATAAACATCCGTCTCTGCTTCTACGGAATAAAGTTCATTCCTCCACCAACCACAGAATATAGCCCTCTGAGTTCTAGCCTTCTTGGCAGTCACATACATATCGTGGAACATATTAAACCCACGAGCAGTACTCTCAAATAAATACAACCTCTGAGGATTGGTCTCCGCAAGAGATGCAAGCAGAGACGCTAGGCCCTCCTCATCTCCCCAACTAGAGGTCTCAGTACCATGCAGGTACGTTATCGCCTTACCGCGCCCTAGAGACCCCTTAGAACGCAATCCAGCCACCTGATAAAACAACCGACTTCGGTTCTTCAACGAGATGTGATTCCTGTTGTGAGCAATAACAGGAACTTTATATTCTCTAGGTAACCCATCTATATACATAGACAAGGTACTCCTAAACATATCTCTGTTCTCTTCTGTATCAGTAGTCAATGTACCCTGTAATCCAGGATGTACAAAATGCCAGTAAAGATCTAATGCCAAAGAGATAGTAGTTATCCCTAACTGTCTACCCTTTAATATCACAAAGAAATGAATATCATCCTGTAGACCTTTAGCTATCTCATCCATAATATATGTCTGAGTACCTAATAACCTATCCATTTTCCTGAGACCATGTTCCTTAGTCTCTATCTTAAGTTCACTACAGAACTTGTAAAACTGCGCTAGATTAAACATAAACTCAACTGTACTGGTTGTGAATTGATGCGGTCTTGGAACTTTACAGCATTACGCCAATCGTTCCCGTCCCTGCCCTCCATCCTTGCCGCAAACGACCAAGCCATAGAGTCAGCAGAATACAGGTTGTCCCTCACATCTGCCCACGCAAGAGCCGTAGTCTTCACCCCAAACCCGTGCAATCTCAGATCCGGTCTGACAGACCTGATGGCTCTCAAGACCTCAACAATCGTACTGGGGTTCCCGTTCCTTTTGCAGACACTTCCAACACCCACATACGCCCCGTCTGCCAACCGATCTCCGTACAGCTCCAGATGCCTCACATAGTCTTGCGGATCATACCCCTGCAAAACCGGCATGATGTACACGCCAGTGTCTTCCAAGATCAACTGGTCATACCGCTCTATCGTTAATCTCTGATGTTCCTCTACCGTCAATCCCGTCTTCTCTAACATCCAGGCTTCACACATATAGTCCTGAGATACAGCAGCAATCAAATTGCCATTGTCTTTCCACCTCTTTATCTGCTTTGCATACTCACTTACTGGTTCTGGATATCCACCATACTTGTTTATAGTGGTAAATGCTCCGCTATCCATGATCCAGTCTTTAACAGGAAACGCAGATTTCCTTTTCTTCAGCACATTTACAGATACAAAGGCTCTCTCAACCTTGTCCGCAGTATGTGGATGAAACATACCTGTGTAGAACTTCATATAAGATAAATTCCATGATTACTTCTCCAAGTTGATTTTCACTCCAATCTTGGGAAGAATAAACAATCTGTCTTGCTCAAACTTCTTACTGGTAGTAAACATACCAGCATTGTTAATGCCATGCTCTATCTCTAAACCAACAGAAACACCATTAGTCACACTGTGCATTATCCATGTCTTCCCAAACAAGACCTGTTTGTCCTGAGGAAATCCTAAAGATGAATTCTTATAAGACTCAAGAAATCCATAAACCTCTAACTTATCAGTAGGCTTATGATAATGAGATAACTCAAAGATATTCAACCTTCTGTTCGGATCATAGTACACAGAAAGATCTGTCTGTGCATAAGCAGAAGAAGATAATAACAGAGATAAGATAAGTTTTTTCATGTGAATTTTTCTTGGGGGGGAGAACGGTTGGGTGCACGCACACACGGGGGTCAAGACCCACCTCATCGGGCCGTGGCGTGGGCGGATGGTAGCACGGTCTGATCGGTGCACCCCATCCCATGCCAGCGTCAGGGTGCGAGCGTATGCGTGGAGCGGCAGCTAGTGCGAGCGTAGAGCGTGAAGGATAGAGGGTAGGGAAGCCCAGTCCCTTGTCGGGAAAGAAGTGGCACGCACACTGCCAATACCCTAGTGTGGTGTCGCACTAGATCTATAGACCACCACCTTACTATAGTATAGATACAGTACAGGTACAGTGCAGGTAGACTACTGTACATCTGTACATTAGGGAAAGTACCTATAAAAAAAAGAGGATTATCTGTTGACAGAACATAATCGGTAGGATATTATTCTCTCACTGTCTGATTTTAGACAGATATCTTATCTAGGAGAGAGTGATGAACAAGAGCGAAATGCGTCAGATTGTGATGGTCATCCAGTATCACAAGCTTGGAATGCGAGACACAGCTGCACGGTCACTGTCAGCGCTGATTCGTTCAGCACGGACTAACAAGAGCATTAAGGCTCTGCGAGAGTACGCTGATCTTCTGAAGCTTAACGATCATCCTGATTTTATCTGTTAAGACAGTTTCAGATACTGCAGATTGGAAACAATCTGCAGTGTCGGACACTGTCCGGTATCTCATAACATCATATATAGAGGAAAGCATGGCTAAGCCTAAACTGTCTGTTATCGCATCATCCATCCGTATCAGCGTCACATCCAAGCTCGACGGCATCCGATCATGGAGCTTGCAAGCTTTAGACACTTGTCCGGGTTCTGTCGGATCGGATGGTCAGCTAGTAGCTGCCTGTAGCGGATGCTATGCCACGACAGGCAATTACGTTTTCGATAACGTGAAAGAACCTAGACTTCACAATCGGGAAGATTGGAAACGTAGCGCATGGGTCGACGATATGGTGGCAAGCTTGAATAAAGATCGGTACTTCCGGTGGTTCGATTCCGGTGACGTTTACGATCTTAAGCTTGCCCGTAAGATCCTTGCAGTGATGGAATCCACGCCTTGGGTCTCGCATTGGTTGCCAACCCGGATGATGAAGTTTAAGAAATTCCAGACTGTACTTGCGGCCATGCAAGCGTTACCTAACGTCATGGTCCGGTTTTCATCCGACAGTGTGTTTGGTGTGTTTGACGATCGACACGGTTCCGTGATCGTGCCTGATCCTGAGTCTGTACCGGCCGGGACCAAACTGTGCGAGGCGTACCAACATGGCGGGAAATGCTCTGGCTGTCGTGCCTGCTATGACAAGTCTGTGGAGGTGGTTGCATATCCTGCACATGGCCGGAAGATGGACAAGGTAATCCGTATCGCACTGGCAGCATAAATACCTGTTGACAAGGGTGGGTTATCTACCTGATAATCCACTCACTCACTTATCTTATCGGAGCATATTATGAAAGCATTCTTGATCGTTGAAGGTAACGACGCTCGCACTGCAGAGTGGTTTTTTGCCTATGCTGGGTGGCAAGCTCTAGATGCTGCCAAGTCTGCAGGTTTCAACGAAATGATCGGTTTCTCCATCGTCAAGATCATGGACGCTTGCGAAGTGTCTATCCCTGCATGAACCCCACCGTTGACCAGCTACTCGACCTCCTGCTAGACGGTGACCCCGTCGCCTGGGAAATATCCCGGACCCCGGACGGCCTGAAGATTGTCGGAGTGATGTCTAACGGTGAAACCCGACACTTGGCGACCGTACCTATAAAGCCCCCTGAGAGCGATCAGGACCCGTGCAGGTAGGGTAGCCTTACCTGAACCCCATTCGGCCCATACAGGGCCATTCACAGCCCCTTTAGGGGTATCACATCGGAGAGTGTATGTACTACGAAGAAATCCAAGCGAAGATTGCCGATCTGCAGGCGCAGGCAATCAAGGTCAAGGCTGAGGAGAAAGCCCAGGCTATCGACGCAGCTCGCGCCATGATCGTGTCGTACGGGATCACGGCCCGTGACCTTGGACTCGACAAGGCCCCCAAGTTGAAAGCTGGCCCCAAGTCTGGCAACAAGATCGCGGCCAAGTATCGAGACCCAGCCAGTGGCGCTACTTGGTCCGGCAGGGGTAAGACCCCTAAGTGGATCAATGGAGCAGCCGATAGGTCCCAGTACGCTATCTAATCACACCAGGGGATTGTGAGTCCCCTATCTTATCTGGAGTAATCGTATGAACCCCAATATTATATTCCAAGCAATACTAGTAGCCACTTTTGGATTCGCAATAGGTGGTGCATTAGTTGGTGACGTATATCTGACGGCTATAGGTCTGATTACATCATTAGGTTGTGTCATGGTCTTGATGGCTAGAGGTGATGAATGAGCGGAAAGTGGGACAACAAAGAGACTTTCGGAGAGTGGACCTTAAAGGAAGTTTACTTTGAGGACGGCTGGCCCTCTGTCATAAGAGACCCCGTGCAATTGAAGCAGGAGCCGGTAGGTAAGTTTGCCAAGTTTACCGATGGCATCTGGCGGGAAGTTACTGATGGATCACCTGGAGTCTTGCTTTACAAAAGAGAAGAGAAATGATAATCAAGGGTAAGTTTATCAAGGACTGGGATAAGTCCAAGATCAGTACAGCATATATCCCACCCAATAGATTCAGGGTTGTCACCTGGGACATGGGTAGGATACAGAGTTGGTTGTTAGGTCAGAAACCATTGTCTCGTAATATTATCGAAAGGATTATAAAATGAATGATCAGGAATTGATGCAGTATTGGAGGGCTGTAAAAGCCCCCAACAAGGAAGTAGAACAGAAAGCCCTAGAGTTTGGTCGTGCCGTGTACGAGCAGGCGTACAAGGAGGCCAGGGAAGAGATGAGCCATTATTTCTACCCGATTGTAGATAGGCGCCAAGAACTCAAACCTGTCTTGATGAAAGCATTGAGTGCTATGGAGAGTGCCTACTACATTCTCAAGATCCAGCCCGTAACCCCCAACCAAGAAGCCGACACCCTGGCTCTTGCTATCCAATCTGTTAACGATGCACTGGAGAAACTGTCATGACTGAACGCAAAGAATCACGCAAAAAAGTACTACAACCCTGTTTCTACCTGGGTCGTGATATGTACGTCCCGCACCTACTGAAGCCAGGATACTGGGTATCTTACGGTGGCAAGCTCAAAACCATGCAAGAGTTGATTGTCTTACAAGCAAAGGTGTCGTATGAGCAGCTCTTCCCCCAGCCAGCCCCGTATGACTGGATCAGCACAATCAAGGTTGGAGTTTGAGATGGCAATCGACAAGACAACACCCAAGTGTTTTGACACTGCCAAGCAGTTCACCGGCTGGGTCGCAGCAGCTCGTATGTCAAAGCCTATACCTGCACACTCTTACTGCGAAGACTGCACCCCTGACTTTCAGGCCAAGATGATCAGAGAGAATCGTTGCCAGTACCCCGGTACTCTGTTTCATAAGTCAGAAGGTGGATGGGTAGGACGTAGATCTGTCGTGGAGGTTGCTAAGATCAAGCGCCGAGCCGAGATCGGTGAGCCAGACCTGATATGATCTAGTTTGTTCAGTGTGTTCTCCTCTCGGTCTGTGAGGCCGTTAAGCCCAGTCCTTGCACTGGGTTTTTTTTTATGTTAGGGTTTACCCTGTTGCCGTAGGAAGCAGCTAAGAAGGCTTACTCATGCACCTGCCCCAATATACCGGGGTTCCTACCGGGTGCAGCAGTAAGCCTTTTTTGTTTTCTGGTAGCCGCACTCCTCGCGTTAGCGGTGCACCTAGATGGGTGGCAGGGAAGAGAACATCGGCCAGGGATTACCACCCCCTGCGAGCCGCGCAGCGTTCCAGAGCGACTGCAAAAGCACTAGCCCTCCTGGGTGGTCTCAGGTCTAGTGTGAATGAATCTGGCGTCAAGCGAGCACTGGCAGAGTTCCAAGAGTGACCCTGCGGGTGGGGTGGTTGGTCATACCACCTTGGAGGTTCTTTTGTCTGGAATATCAGACAGGAGAACAAACGGTTGACAGACTGTTTTATCTGTGATCTAGTGTTGTCTCTCGTATCTTATATCTATAGGTGATCTTATGAAACTCTGTATCGACTGCAAGCAGTTCATCCCAGCACGGGATGACCCTAAACATCTCATGGCGAAGTGTGGTGCTGACTACAGCATCAACCCAGTCTCTGGTGAGAAGACCTTCCGCTACGCTTTTGAGCAGCGTGTCTACTCTACTGGCACTTGTCAGCCTGAGGCTCTCCTCTTCATACCTAAAAACCTAGAGGTCTGCAATGGATGACTTCGCACCTGAAATCCGCAACTCTGCGTGGTGGTCCGGTGATAGCCGTATGGCTGCTAACGGTAAAGCAGCAGAGGCTATCCTCATCAAACAAGGCAAATTAGAAAGAGAAGAAATCTCTCATCTAGAGAATGTCCGGATGGGTCACGTCATGCAGCCGGTCATCGGCAGGCTGGCACAAGACAGGCTCCAGATCGAACTCAAAGATGCTGACTACGCTATGACTCATCCTAAAGAGTCCTGGCTTAGGAGTCACTTTGACTTCATCTCTGCTGATGGGACTGCCCTGGTGGAAGCCAAGAACTATGGTTCACACCAGAGCAAGAAGTTCGACGAGGACGCTGGGATCATGCCTGATGCTGATCGTATCCAGTGCATCCATGAAGCTACTGTGCACGGTGTCAGCACGGTCTACTTGGCAGTCCTGCTGGGTGGACAGGAGCTGAAGGTCATCAAGGTAGATGTCACTCCTGACATGATGTTGGAGCACGTTCAGTGGTGCGCCAAGTGGTGGGGCTATGTTGCCAGTGACACTCAGCCAGACCCTGAGACTGTCGAGCAATGCAAGATGTCCTGGCCGGTCTCTGAGAGTCTCTACGCTCTAGCGAATGCAGATCTAGAAACCTACTGTGGTCAGTTGTCTCTAGCCTCTAAACAGCGCAAGGATCTAGAAGAGTATGAGGAGAAGCTCAAGACTAGGATCATGTCGTTTATGGGCAGCAGGGACGTTCTAGCCACTATGGATGGCAATGTGCTGGCTACTTGGAAGTCTGCCAAGTCATCACAGAAGTTTGATGTCAAGGCGTTCCAGGCTGCTTACCCTCAGATGTACGATCAGTTTGTCCGGGAAGTCCCCGGCTCACGAAGGTTCCTTATCAAATGAATGAAGAAGTCAACGACGATGATGTGTGGCATCTCTATCGCGCTCTTGCGATGGCCGCATTTATCATTAAACGAGAGAATCCCTACCATCATCAGTCTAAGCAGATGATCAAGGATTCAGCTTCAGAATATGCCAATCTTATGTGTGAAGGATTAGAAAATGAACCAGTTAGTACACGTTAACGATATCCATACAATGGCTGTTGCTGTTGTGAAGTCCGGACTCTTTGGGATGAAGACAGTAGAACAAGCTACTGCTCTCATGCTTATCGCCCAGGCAGAGGGCTATCACCCTGCTCTCGCAGCGCGTGACTATCACATCATCCAAGGTAGACCAACCTTGAAAGCAGAAACCATGATGGCTAGGTTTCAGCAACAGGGCGGCAAGGTCGAGTGGAAGATTTTGACTGATGAAGAAGTTACTGCCACCTTCTCTCACCCTAGCGGTGGGTCTGCGACGATCACCTGGACGTTTGAGCAGGCAAAGAAGGCAGGGTTGACCGGCAAGGACAATTGGAAGAACTACCCTCGTGCGATGCTGCGTGCACGGGTGGTATCGGAGGGTATCCGTACCGTCTTCCCAGGCGTTGTGCTGGGCGTCTACACACCTGAGGAAGTTCAGGACATACCTACACAACCACAGGTCAAAGACATGGGTTCTGCAGTCTTTGTAGAACCTTCTGCAAACGATTCTGCAGAAGCGCAGAAGCCTGACCATCCCTTTTCACTCTTTCTCTCAGACGGCACTGTCTACCAAGGTTACGCCGATTTCCCCGGCTACTTGGAAGGCATTAGGTCTATGGTTGCGAAGATAACCAACTCATCTAAGTTCACTGAAGAGGAAAAGAAGCAGAAGATCACCAGTCTGCTTACGGCCAACAGCAAGCAGATAGATTCCCTGCCTGCTCTGTCTAAGGTTCAGCTCAAGGCTGCTCTTATCGGGGAGGGATCGAACCTCCCAAACGCAATACGGGAACCGTCAGACCAGGAGATATCAGAGGAACAGTGAGCGGTTTCCATCGTATAGGTCAAATTAACATTAGAGGTTTTAATGAGCTACGACAAAAAAGAATATCCAGTGACCCCCGGCAAAACAATTCTTTTCTCGAAAGATCCCTCCCAAAAGAAGAACCCTAACTCACCAGACTGGGATGGTGATTTAGTTCTCACCAGATCGTACACCGAGGGTCAAACCCTCAAACTATCTATCTGGAAGAGTATGGCTAAGAACGGGAAAGAATACTTCACTGTAAAAGAAAATACCTACTTCAAAGACAAGGAGCTGACCGATAATGCTCCCAAGGAAATTCCTGCTCAGTACAAGCCTTATGGCGGAAGTTTCAAGAAGCCGGTTGATGACGATTCGGATGTCCCTTTTTAGTTAGAACGGGAAGATGACTCCTACCCAGAGGTCTTTAGAGTACCTGCGTGAGCAAGGCTATCTCTGCGCCGTAGTTGAGAAGTGGAACCCTCACGCTCGGATACGGCAGGATCTCTGGGGTTGGTGTGACATCCTGGCTATCCGCAAGAATGAGGTTCTGGCTGTGCAAGTCACGGCATCTGGCGTGGCAGAAAGAATCAAGAAGATCACCTCATCTGAAACCATTGGGCCTGTTAGAGAGGCGGGTATCAGAGTGGAGGTACACGGGTGGCGGAAGAACTCCGCCGGTAAATATGTAATGAGGATTGAGGATATATCATGATAGAAGGAATGACTTTAAGAGATTGGTTTGCCGGTCAAGCACTGTCTGGCATAGCGTCACTGATTGGTCACGACAATCAAAATTCAAAGTCAATAGCTGAATATGCTTATCTTATTGCCCACAGCATGATGGATGAAAAAAAAGAATGGGACAAAAAAAAAGAATGGGACAAAAACAATGACTAGTCTATTTGTAGCAACGCCTATGTACGGTGGGATGTGCACAGGCTTCTACCTGCAATCAATGCTTGCACTCGTGAGCGTTGCCAAGCAGGCAGAGGTAGAAGTCTCCTGCTCTTTCATGTTCAACGAGAGCCTGATCCAGAGAGCCAGGAACGGTCTAGCACATCAGTTCTTGAAGACCGACTGCACTCACCTGATGTTCATTGATGCTGACATCCGGTTTGATGCCAATGACATCTTGTCTATGGTCGCAGCAGACAAGGACATCATGTGCGGGTTGTACCCCAAGAAGGAGATCAATTGGCCGCAGGTTGCTCTATCAGCAGCCGCTGGTGTACCCGTGGATCAACTCAAGAACCACACGGGCGCGATGGTGGTTAACTTGGTAGGTCAGGAAGGAGAGGTGATCGTTCCTCAGAACGAGCCTCTGGAGATCGTCAACGGTGGGACTGGCTTCATGCTCATCAAGCGTGAAGTGTTTGAGGCTTTAAAGCCTTTCGTGGCTACCTACCACAATGATGTGCTGGACACGGCAGGAGAATTCAAGCCTGACCTTATGCACGAGTTCTTCCCCGTGATGGTCGAGAACTCTAGACTGCTCTCAGAGGACTTTGCTTTCTGTACAATCGCTCGCAGGCAAGGGTTCCAAATCTGGGCAGCTCCCTGGGTCCGTCTAGGACACTACGGGAGCTACCTGTTTGAGGGATCACTTATTCCTGCGCCGTGACTTCTTAGCGGTCTTGGCAGACTTACGGAAAGCCTCGGCAGTTGGGAATCCCTTCTGCCCAGGCCTCTTCGCAGGAAGACCTAACTTCCTACGTCTGTTGATGTTGTAGTACAGACCCTTCTTGACCATCTCGTATCCCTAAAACATCTGGGTTAACGTAGGCCACATCGCCACAGATCAGCCTGTCACCCAGTACAGGCTCACCCTTCTCTAACAGTACCAGAGAGTTCTGGAACTCTATACGCCTGACCGAGTGGTTAATCTTGGTCTTGCCGTTCACAGCCGCTATAAAGCCTGCAAAGAACTGGATGGCGTTACTGCCATACCCTGGCATCCACATAGTGTGGAAGTCCTCTACAACGTAGACGCCACCATCGTTGAGCTTGGGCCACCAACGGTTCCAGTTCTCAATGATGTCAGATGCCTGATGAGATCCATCGTCAATGATGACATCAAAGGTGTCTTCCAACTCAACAGTCTTGGAATCACCTATGACTACTTGGATGCGCTGGTCATCAAACTTGAGATCAGCACACTTGGGATCAACATCGATCCCGACAATCTTCTCTGCTTTCCAGAAGTACTTAGCCCAGGTCTCTAGTGACCCACCGTTCTGTACTCCGATCTCCAGCAAGTTGATCTTGCTGTCCTGTAGATACCATAACTTGTCATCATAGAAACTTAGATATGTTGACCACTTGTCCGAGACTTTCCCGGTCTTGATACGATGAATAGTTGCTAACGACATCCCCATCTTCTCCTGGCTGCTTTCCCGCGCTCCCCCGTCCACCCTCTTGAACGGGCGCAGAAACTCTTGTGGCGCGGTCCTGACTTGGTAGGAGCTTGCAGGTTAGAACCAGCAGCACGAGCCTTGGCTCTACCCTTGGCAGTCAGTCCAGCACCACGGCTGGCAGGTAGCTTCTCACCCCTGCCAACACTTAAATTAGGGAACTTCTTCATAGCAGATCAGCCTCCGCTTGCCTGCGTTTCAGCAGGCCGGGGAGAACCTTGCCTCCACCCTTGCACCACTTCAACAATTCTACCTTGGCTTCTTCCCAGTTCTGCTCGTTAACCTTCCTCTTGAGAGTAGAAGTCTGGAGCTTGCCAACTCCCAGGTTGTAGCAGAAGTCGACTATGGCGTTAAGTCTTCTTGTGTCCGTTATTAGACCAGGACAATGGCGCAAGGCTCCCGGTAAATACGTGTGCCTTAGTTCGTATTCCAATAGCGCCTGCGCCTGATCTTTGTTCATTGGCGGGTCTTGCAAAGTCACTCGTTTGCCGTTGCTGTACTGAGTCGACCCGAAACCAATTGTGGGGATCGAGGCAGGACAAAGGTACGGCGACCCTCGGAAACCTTCGAAACGCTGGCATAACGCTACCGCTATAGAGAGGTCAAAGTCCACGCTTGGAAAGCGTCCTGTCGAGGAACCAGTAGTTCAACGTGCCAGACACGAGAGCAGAGAAGTCTGCACTCATCATCAGTTTGAATACTTCGGAAGGGTCAAGCCCTGTCCTCCACGAAGAATATCCCATCCAAAGATGTACACCAGACCAAATAAATAAGATCCAGTAAGTAACAACAGGACGTACAGATGCAGATAGTGAAGCTGCCCAACCGCCTGCTGCCTTAACCATCTCAGTCTGAGATTCAATCGCCGCATTGAAAGCATTCATGACTCCTGCATCAACCGTAGCCTCGTGCTGTGCGCCGATCTCGGCCATCTTCTGCTGGCCTCTCTGCGCCTCCAACTCGCACTGGCGGTTGAACATCTCTAGTTCATGGCCGCGCTCGTTCTTCTTGTCTAGAAACTTTAGAACCTCTGGCGCCAGACGGAAGATACCGCCTAGCAGGGAACCAAAGATGCCACCAGACAAGAGTTCAAACATTACCTACCCTCACCTGGAGTGACGTACACGTTAGCCGTTCCGGTAGCGGTAATGAAGGTGATAAACACGTTTGCAGTAGATGAACACTGGGGGCCACTCAGAACGATAGATTCTGCTGGTCGGATACAAACACCGTAATTGCCAGACGTAGCGTTGGCTACAGCAGCATTGTTCCCAGCAGTGGCAGAAATCCTGACGTAGACAGGCTGACCAGTGGAAGCAAGCTCATGATTGATAAACAAATACTGACCAGAAGGACTGTCAGCGTAGATGTTTGCACTCTGGCTAGTAGTATTACCAGTCAGGACAAACGTCCTGCCCATAGGGTAGAAGGCGCCATTGATAGACATCAGTAAACCCTCTTTCCGCCGCCGCTAGTGGGGCTTTGCTTGGTGTCGTAGTACCCGTCACCACAGAAAGGAATGACGGAACG